AGCGCCTTCAAACACAACAGCATTGTTAGCACTCATAGTAACTGAGTCTACAGTACTAAGTGTGCCGCTAACAGAAATGTTAGTTGCAGAAAGAGTACCTGTGCTTGGGTTGTATTTTAAATCACCATCAGACTCTAAGCCTAAGTTACCACCGTCTAAGTCACCACCCGCTGTAAAGACAATAGCGTTGTTTTCGTTTGTGTTTTCGTTGTCAGTGATTGTAACGGTTGTAGCTACTGTAGCAGTGTTTACTGTAGTTCCCGCAATAACACTTGCTAAAGCTGTACCGTTTACAGTAATTGCATCGGCTTCTAAAGTTCCGTCAACATCAACATCGCCTGAAATATCTAAAGAAGCGGCAGTTAAAACACCTGCAACCGCTAATGTACTTGCCATGTCTACTGCGCCATCAATGTCAACAACATCAAGGTTAGTAGTTCCGTCTACATCTAGATCGCCATTAAAGTCTACATTACCTGCTACCGCAAGTGTTGTAGCCATGTCTACTGCGCCATCTATATCGACTACATCAAGGTTAGTAACTCCGTCAACATCTAAAGAGCCATCAATATCTACTGCGCCTGAGAAGTCACCTGTAGCCGCATCAAGCTCACCACTTAATGTGATGTTAGTAGCACCTGTAATTGCACCGTTAAGCGCCACAGCGCCGTTAATATCAACAGTAGTAGCTGTTATTTGAATCTCAGTGTCTGCGACAATATCAAGCTGACCATCAGAGCTAGAACTAATGTGTATAGCTGTGTCGCGGAACTGAACTTTGTTTGCACCGTCAATAGTAGTAGCCGCCGCAATATTTACTGCGCCGTCAATATCAACAACATCTAAGTTTGTAGTTCCTGCAACATCTAGAGCGCCGTTAAAATCTACGTTACCTGCTACTGCAAGTGTTGTAGCCATATCTACCGCACCATCAATGTCAACAACATCAAGGTTGGTAGTTCCGTCTACATCAATGTCACCAGAAATATCAAGGCTTGTTCCTGTTAATACACCTGTAACGCCAAGAGTTCCTGCAATAGTTGCATTTACATCCACATCCAGTGTATCTATGTGTGCAGTGCCATCAAGATACAAGTCTCTCCATTCCTGCGAAGAGCTTCCAAGGTCAAATGCACTATCAGTATTAGGAATAATATTACTGTTTACGTCTGCGCCAAATACAACATTGTCACTTGCCGCGTCACCTAGAGTAAGCGTACCGCCATTAAGCGTTGTAGTACCAGTAACTACAAGAGTTCCACCGATAGTTGTGTTGCCTGTTATGCCTAGTGTGCCGCCAACCGTTGTGTTGCCTGTTACTCCTAGAGTACCTGCAATGGTTGCGTTAGCGTCTACGTCTAAGGTGTCTACGTGGATTGTTCCATCAAAGTAGCCGTCTTTAAACTCTAAAGAACTTGTACCTAAATCTATATCACTATCAGTAACAGGAACAATTGCACCATCTTGAATGCGAATCTGCTCGACTGCTGAACCACCAACCTCTACAAAGACTCCCCAACGATTGTTAGAACTGTCTACTACAATCTTGTTTAAGAAGTTCTGGTCACCAATAATCGCAATGTTTCCACCTTCTCCTGCGCCACCATCGTGTTGGTGTCCGGTAGTGCCAGTAGTAGTGTATGCAAACGCAGATACAAGTTTATTGTATTCGTCATTGAAAAGAGCGGCTGTGATTGTATCGCCATCTGTAAGTGTGCTTTGTCGTGTATAACTTGTTCCTGCCATGTCTGGTTATCTCCTGCCTGATGGGACGTAATCAACGTATAAGCCGTTAATTGCATAGGGTGCGTTTTGGTCATCACTGGTAATTCTAAAGTTTGCTACGTGTCCACTGCCTTCTACTGCCTGTCTAAACATTGGGTCTTTACTGCCACCAAATGTAGCCGCCGCAAATATTGCTGATCCAAAAGCCGAAGGAATTGGAATACCCTCTACTGGATATACTGGAGGCTGTGGAATATCTAAAGATTCGTAGTCGTATCTAAGTCTTAAAGATGGAAGTATCTGCCCTTCGGGGGAAACAGATATTTTTACGTAGTATAAAGTCTTTCGAGTTCCAATGTCTCCAAAGTCATAATTGGGTGTAGTATACTTTGCGCTAATATTGAAAGCTATTCCTGAGTCAGAAAAAGAATTTCCTGTGTCGTGGTTATAGATATAGCCTTTATTATCTCCGTGGAATGTATTTTCTACACCGTCTTTGTTAAATCCTGATGTTAATCCTGTTGCTTGTATTCCTTTTGTTTCAGACCACTCAAAACCGTTAGGTGTTAAAGTTCCAATAATTCCTAGTGCAGAAGATGATCCACCTCCTACCTGACTAAAGAATAATCTATACTGAGACTTACTGCGGAGTACTGTGCTTGTAAGTGTAAAGGTGTTTACAGAGTTTGCAAGTGTAGCTATTACTGATTGTATCTGCCTACTTACTGATCCTAATTCAACGTCACCAATACGTGCTGTACCTGCTACTGAACGAATACCATCTGGGCTAAGGAATACTAAGTCACCACCAATCTCCTGAATACTATGAGAGCTAAGGCAACCTACGTTTTGTGTTACTGGGACTATTGCAATATTAGTAGAACTATTTATATTTATAAGCTTGTGAATACTGTTGCGGCAGAAAATCATTAAGTCGTTACGAAAACTTTTAATGCCTACTACTTGATCTGGAAGTACAATAGCTCCACCTGTAGAACCAGAAAAATCACTAGGATCTAAAAGATTACTATAAAAGATTGTGTTCTTTGCGCTTGGCGCTCCTGCAACAACTAAATGGCTGTCGTGAATAACACATACTGTAGGGGCTGTTGATCCGCTTACTGTTACTTCTTCTGCAAAGAATGTTCGAGAAGCTAAGCCACCAGTGCCTGTCATATTAAATAAGAAAGGCTTGTTTATCCCATCAGTGATTATAAGCTGACCGTAGTCGCTGTTACCTTCAAAGATTGTAAAAGTTACTTGGGCTTGTCCAGTTCTTGCATCTACGCTACGGTTACTAAAGGTTGTGAAGTTGTCTCCTCCACTGGCTACGCTTGCTTTGTTTAGCTGTAACCAACTTGCTCCATCAACACTAAAGAAAATACCTGTACCGCTACAAACAACTACACCGTCTGCATAAACTTTAAGTCCTAATACAGTTTCACCACCATTAGGTCGATTAGATCCAAAAGCTGAGTAACCATTTATACGTCTGTACCCGCCATCTGGATTCACTTCAAAGTTTAATAACTCTGTAGCAACTCCGGGCTGAGCAAGCATTTCAAGCTGATTAAGGTTGGTATTTAACCCGCCTCTACAAGAAATACCAAAGGGTTGTGAAGCGGCCATTAAACATACCTCATCCGATCATCTTTAATATATGTAGGCGTAGGCTCAATAAGGTTAGAACGCATACTGCGTAATCCTTTTTTGTAATCATCTAATGCGAATGATGCCGCCTGTGGATTGTCTTTGAACTGCCAGATATAGTACCTAGCTCTAGCTTGTAGAACACCAGTATACAAATCTGGGAAAACTATATTGTCGCCATGAGCAACTAGTTTTGTTGGTAGTTTCCACGCATAAAACCAAACGCGGTATACCTTATCGGGAATAGGGCTGAGTCCAAACTTACGTGAGTCTGGGCTTCTAATAACGGCAGAAGGAACACCGTAGTTTTGTGTGTCTGCATCGTCTAGGTTCTCTCCAACTCTGCGAAAGTCTTTCCATTCTTCAGTTGTTAAGAATTTAAGGTTGCGACTTATGTACGGAGGAGATTCTCCAGATACGCCTACAGTAGTAAGATAAAAGTTATCCCAATCTATTGAACTGTAGTCGGTTGTAATATTAGAACTAGCAGGTTTTAACTCAAAGAAACGCTGACCTATAACTGTCTCAACAAATACGTTGCCGTACATTGGATCTACTGTGCCACTTTCTGCAACAGATAAGAAAGGCCATTGAGGTTCTTGAGTTATAATATCAAAGTAAGCTCTATTTACTGAGTCTTTAACGTGTTGCTGTACGCCTAACGCACTTGAAAAGGTTGATGCAGTTAAGGCAACTTCATTGAGTTCACGAAGAAGTTCATTAGTTAGTTCAAGGTAAGTTGTTGCCATATCTTATTGCGCCTTTGATTTAGTTTCAGTTTCTTTCTTTCCAAAGATAGCATCCCAGTTATCTTCGTATTTCTTTTTGTTTTCTGGC